CTACACCAATCATGTCTGAATTATCAGAACGTAAGGTGAGAAGGGTGAAAGAGATACAAATGCATACTCATGTTGTTGCTGTCACTCAACCAGTTATAAAAACAGTACACAGAAAAGCAACACCACCAACAATACATTATACATCAACAAATCCACATGTCTCCATGTTCTCTAAGTAAATGGCAACAATAGGTCAACCCACTCTTTATAAAATGGTCACTCCTCCCAAAGGTGAGGGTAGTGGCATGGGTTCTCTTGTCAAATCAATGAATAGTCTTGGCAGTACTATTAATAGTATTGCATTCATTGCTGCTGATATGAATAAGAATTTTGCTAAGGGTATCAAGCATCAAATCAGTAAGCAAGAAGATATATCTAAGAAGCATACTAAAATAGAGAATAAGAAGTTAACAGATAAGAAGAAGAAGGAAGCTGCCCTTAGAAAGTTAATGAATAGGAGGCAGGATCAGGACGCAGAAGCTGATCAGAAGAGTATCATAGCTCAGTTTGGTGGTACTATGATCAAAGCTGCCAAGGGTGTTTTAGGATTCTTCGAAGGTTTGGCAGCAGCACTGGAAGCAATATTTGTAGGTTTTGTTTCTTATGCTGTCTTTAATTGGTTAGGTAAGGCAGAGAATAAGAAGAAGGTTAAGAAGTTCCTTGATTTCATGTCATCCCTTGGTAAGTTTATAATCTGGGCAGTTACTGGACTGGTTAACATGGGATTGGGTGGTATCACAGATTTCTTAGATAATCCAGTATCATTTAAAGGTTTGTTTGGTCTGGTAAAATTCCTGACAGCATTGGGACTAGTATTTGCTCCAGGTGCTACAATATCTGTGGCGTTAGCTGGGGTCATGACCCTCTTTAAGGCAGGTAGACTGGTACCTTTACTGAAGGGATTCTTTACTGGTGTATGGGGTTTAGTCAAAGGTCTTTTGGCATTTCTTGCTAAACGACCTCTCATTGCTGCAACTTTACTTGCTGCTGGTTGGGGTGCTTACATGATATTTGGTAGAGATGATGAAGGTGAAGATGATGCTACTGATAATGTTGAGAATAATGACGAGACAAAACCAAATCTAGAAAATAGTAGTGAGAAGTCAGTACTTGGTGCCATGGATGAGCGTATTGCTGCTCTCCAAGAACAGATTAATACTATGTCGTGGTGGGAAAAACTCACTACAGATCGAGATGATAACCTGAGGCAAGAAATTACTGAGATTAAGAATCAAAGTGAAACTGACACATCTGAAGATGTTACACCTAATAAAGTTGAGACAAATGAAAAACAACCATTATTTAGAGCAGGAATATCCCCAGGAATAGATGGTAGTACATATAATTCTTTCGTACCAAAAATGGACATGGGTGGGTGGATTAGTGGTCCTCAGTCTGGCTACCCCGTCAGCCTCGATGGCGGTGGTTCCACCTCTTTCATTGGACATGGAACAGAGTGGGTTGGATTTCCCAAAGCATCAAGGGGTGGAGCATTTGTGGTGCCCTTCGATACTCCCTCCACCCGAACTAATCCTGGCTTAACTAAAAAGAGACTTGGTGAAGCACAGAAAGGTGGTTTCGCTATGCCTTCCTTTGATATGGGAGGTTTTTATCCTCAAATGCAGATAGGTGGGGTAGTTAAACAACCAACTACTACTACATCAATGAATTTAGGTGTAGCAGCAAAAGAATTAGAAGGAATGTCTACTGCTAGTGGACCTGATGGTGGTGCTAATTCTTGTGCATGGGCAGTTAATAAAGTATATAAGAAAGCAGGGTTGACACCTCCTTGGGGTGATAGTCTTTGGGTTCCTGATGCTGAAAAATCAATGATGAAGAAGAATTATAAAGAAATAACTGATTATGCTAAGAGGCAAGCTGGTGATATTATGATCATGTATGATAACCATGCTACTGATCCACAGGCACATATAGGTGTGGTTCTTCCTAGTGGTGATGTATTATCAAACTCTTCTAAAGGCGCAGCATTCACTTGGAGAGCTAGTCCTGAGGAATATAATAATTACTATGGTAATAGGGGTAAGATTTATAGGTCACCTCAAGTAATTAATAAGAAAGATACAGGTGACACTACTTTAGAGCAGGTTTCTGGTGATGATGTGGTTGATAAAATCCAACCTAATAAAGCATGGTGGGATCCTCTTGGAGTATTTACTGGTAAACCAGAGGAAAAAACTTCTGGTAATACTATAGGTGAATCTGCTTTAAATGAGTTTGATAGTTTACCGTGGGGTGAAGGTACTGACGTTAGTGTACAACCAATGCAGCTACCAGCAATAGATACAACACCACCATCGATTGATGAAGATATACCAGAACCTATCTTTATACCTAATGAATATGAACCACCTGCTCATCCATATATTAAAGCAAGATTTGGAATGATGGCAGATGCTGATACTTGTCCCGATAGACTATTCTAATGGCAACAACAGTTAACAATAGTAAATCATATAAACTGATTGACTTATACATTCAGAGATCGGACGATTCTAAGGAGGATATTCGTGATCTTTGTGCTGAATTTATATGGTATGAGTCTATTGACTCACCATTTGTACGTTTAGATATTACAATTCTTGACTCTGTTAACTATGCTGAGTCATTGTTAGGTGATGAGATGCTTCATATTGGTTTTAATACCTTTGCTTCTAAGATGGGTGGTAAAGAACCTGTTGATCTCCACTATGATATGCAGATCTATAAGATCAGTAATGTTATTAAGGATGAACGTGCTAAGGTATGTACTATCAATTGTATTTCACCACAAGCGTATCTTAATGAAGCGAACAGAGCATTTGGATCCTTTGGTCCTTTGACTGGTAAGCATGATATTGTTAGAGTGATATGTGATAAGTATCTTAAATGTAGTAATAAGATTAAGCATGTTGGTGCATTGGAAGAATGTACATCAATGAATATGATTTCTCCTAATTGGAGACCAATTGATGTTATATCATACATCTCGGATAAGGTTGTTAGGAAGAAGCAGGGTAAAGGTAGTAAGGTTAATAAGAAGAAGGGTAAAGGTAATATTCAGTCTGGGTTCATGTTCTATGAGACTAGACAAGGATTTAATTGGAGATCTATTGATGATTTGTGTGAGCAAGATCCAATAGGAACATTTAGTTATACTCAAAAGAATATAGGTACACCTGATGCACATACACAATGGGCTAATATTGAGCAATTGGGATACCCTGATAGGACTAATCATCTAGAGAAGATGAGGACAGGTTTATATAAGACTGTTACTCATGGTATTGTTATGGATGCATTGACAGAGAGTGCTTCCATTAACCCAGCTTTGAGTAGTAGTGGGGTGTTTGATAGGTTCCAAGAGTTAGGTAATAAGTTTAGTGCTGCTATATCAGGACAGTTTGGTTCTAAGTCCTTGTCTACAGAACAGTTTTCTAAGTTCTTATCTGATAGTAAAAATGCTGGTACTAGTACTTTTTATGGTCCTGGTGGTGATAGTAAATTTGATTGGTCAAAGTATGCTGCTAACCTCAATTTTGGTACATCTCAGAAGCAAGCAGCTCTAGCAGAGAAGAAGAGTAAACCTGCAGGAACTGTACAAGGTCCTAGAGTTATGCATATTGGAGAGATAACTGACCTTGCTTCTACTTTGGAGAAGGGGTTTGCTTTTGACAATAAGATTATTGAGAAGTTTGAGAAAGATTATCCTACTCGTACTAAGTTTAGGATTCTTCCCAAGTATAAGAACCAGAGTGCTAAAGCACCTAATGGTGGTGCAGATGATGCTCCTGATAACATGGTACTTGCTGGTGCATATGCTGCTGCTCGGTTTGCACTACTTAAGACACATGTAATGAACATTACTATACCAGGTAACACAGCATTATATGCTGGTGCCGTTGTTAAGACTAGGATACCTTCGTCAGAGCAAAACAAAAGTGGTAGAGTAGAGATGGACAAAAAATTCTCTGGTAAATATTTGGTCTCAGGACTCAAGCACATTTATAAGAAGGAAGGAGTTACCACTGAATTGTTCTTATGTCGTGATTCCCTACCCGTAAATACTTGACAACAGGTCAAAGAATAAATATAATTGTCGAATAAGCAAGAGAACAATGAGTGAATTCGGAGAAAATCCACAAGCTAAACGAAGTCACGATCTAGATCATGAGGTTTACATTGATCCAAAGGATCACAAAGAGCATACTAATCATGGTATGCATGAGTATTCTGAAGATGATCTCAAGAACGTAACAGCTAACTACGAAGAGTATCATAAGGGAGATGAACCTGAGTCAGGTATAAATGATTATCATTTAAGACATCAGGATAAGCAGTTAGATCAATATTGTGACAACCATCCAGATGCATTTGAGTGTAGGGTGTATGATGAATGATAGGTGAATACATTGATATTGATGCTGCCTACAGTTTTATAGGAGGTGGCATGATCGACCCAGATGTGGTCGATGGCGTGATTGAGTTTTGGAATGACTGTGACTATCTTGATAGAGAAGATGGTCATGTAGGTGGTTACACTGCAGGTGTACCCAACGATCAAGATAAAAAAGTCAAAGAGTCAAGAGACCTGACTATTCCTAGGTATATTAAAGATCCTAGAATATGCAGGTATATTGATGAGCTCGCAGATGTTACTACAGCATACTGTGAGAATTATCCAGCACTAAAGGGTGTCAGATGGGATTTGATGTCGGATTTTAATATCCAATGGTATCCCAAGGGTGGTGGGTTTCATGCATTACATTGCGAAAGATCAGACGCACATCCACAATGTTGCAATCGTATGGTAGCATGGATGACATATCTCAACGATATAGAAGAGGGTGGAGAGACATATTTTAAACAACAAGAGTGTAAGGTAAGACCTAAGAAGGGATTGACTTTACTTTGGCCAGCAGATTGGACTCATTTTCATAAGGGAATACCAGCACCTAATGAAGAAAAAATGATTATTACAGGATGGTATGATCACGTCATTTGACAATTTAATATTAGGTCATTATAATAACAAACAGCAGGCATATAGTAATCCTACTAAATGGCCACAGGTACATATTCTATACTCCAAGATCAAATCAAATGTCTTGGAGTTAAAGCAGTGGTATAATTATGAAGGTGAGGATAAACCATATAGACATTATCATATTACTATCAACTATATGACACATGACACTGCGTATACAAAAGCACATAACCTATTGACCGACACCCCAGGGTGTGAGATGCAGTGGGGATTCTTTGATACGTGGTGGTTTGGTAGTGTTCGGGGTGATTGTATCGTTCCTAAACCTGATGGTGATACATATGTTGTTAGTGACGTACAGTTTGATGGTGACATGTATATGTCACGTGATACTGGATACTATGTCAAGGATGATAAATTTGCCTGGGGCAAGGAGGAGGGTGAAGGTATGTTTACTTTTACTAGACTAAATAATGGCAGGAAACTAGATTACACATAATGTTAGGCACGTCGTCAAAAGCAGATTTCGCTGGAAGAGATGGTTTCGCCTGGTGGATCGGTGAAGTAGAAGACCATATGGATCCATCACAGTTGGGTCGTGTAAAGGTTCGTATTATAGGTTGGTATACTGGTACTAAGACTGATTCAGAAGGTAAGAACCAATACTTAACCGAATTACCTACTAAAGATCTACCGTGGGCAACCGTACTTCTACCAACTGATAGACCCCAGACGAAGAATGCTGGATCTACCACTGAGTTACAACCTGGCGCACAGGTTCTAGGTTTCTTCATGGATGGTGAAGAGGCACAACTTCCTTGTGTCTTGGGTGCATTCCGTGGTTTCCGTCATTCTGAGAATAGTAATCAAGCAGGTTCTAGTGGTAGAGAGCGTGGTGCTCCTAAAGAAATGGCAAGGACTGTCTTTGCTGATCCTGCAATTGCTGATCAGAATGCAACAGATACACCACAGCAGAAAGGACAAGATAATCAGGATTCATTAGGTGGATCACCATTTGTTAAAGCACAAGGTCAACAAGGTGGTGGTGCTACTGGTGGAGAAGAAGCATCTAAAGGTGCCATATCTATTGGTGAAGCAGACACACCATTTAATGTGTACACTAACCCCATAGGTCCACCATCTATGGAAGGTGGTATCGCTGATGGTACTACAGGACCTGCCAATGAAGGATTCACTAAGGATCTCAAGCGTATGCTTACTGAGATTGGTGTTGAGGTTGGTGGGTTAGCACGTAACTCATCTACTGGTGACTTTATGTCCACTATTAGTGGTAGAGTTATAGAAGGTAAGAACATACTCAATCAGTTATCTAATGTTACTAACTTCCTGACCAATGCTATCAGTGGTATGCTTGCACCTCTTAAGGAGCTAGCAGCAAGAGTCATTCAGATGTTGATTGATAAGATCCTACAGGTTCTTTCTAACATCTTACCTGTTGTTGTTATTACCCTGATTGGTGAGATACTACAGTTAATATTTGCATTATTCTGTAAACCTACTCCAGAGTGGGTCATGATAATGGGGAATATAATGGGGTACATATCGTCGTACCTGAACTCCCTATTTGCTAAGGTAATGGATTTCATCGCTGAGATGGAAGCTAAGATCCTTGACACTGTTGAGAGGATGATGTCTGGTATTCAGAACAGCATCTGTAAAGCAATGTCAGCAATCAATAAGGTTGCGAACTTTATAATTACAGCAATTAATACCGTTAAAGCAATTAAGGAACTTGCTAACGGTATTCAGTCTATCTTTTCTATTGACTTTACTAAGTTAGACTTTAAATCAATCCTTAAGATCCTTAAGGCAATACTCGCACTGATAGCGGGGCTGAAAGATTGCGGTAGGAAGAGTCGAAAACCGAAAGCCACAGGGTGGCTCCCTCTATTAGGAACCACCCAGTGCGAGGATATAGATGATGCTCTCCAAGGTCCAGGTGGAGGAGACTATAGTAGTTGTCCACCATCAGGTCAGGCAAATCCTAAGGGTACTTTCTTTGATGATTTCTTTA